TTTACATAGAATTAGAATAGGATATAGATATGCCAACAATTAAGATTTCACAGCTTACAGAAAAACCAACAATGGCAGGTACTGAAGAAGTCCTGATTAATGATAGTGGAGTATCTAAAAAGTTTTCTACACAGAGATTCCTAGATGTAAAAACATTAACTGAAACAGCTAGAGATGCAGCTTTAACTGCTCAAACAGCAGCAGAAACAGCTGAGACTAACGCTGAAACAGCTGAGACTAATGCTAGTGGTAGCGCTACAGCAGCAGCAACATCAGAAACAAACGCAGCAACTAGTGAAACTAACGCAGCAAACTCCGCAACAACAGCAGGGACACACGCTACTAATGCAGGAACAAGCGAAACAAACGCAGCTACATCTGCTACTAATGCGTCTGATAGTGAAACAAATGCTAGTACGAGTGAGACCAATGCAGCTTCTAGCGCTACATCAGCTTCTGGTTCAGCAACTACAGCAACTACTCAAGCAGGTAATGCAAGTACATCAGCTACTAATGCAGCCACCAGTGAGTCTAATGCAAACGGATCGGCTACAGCAGCAGCTGGTTCCGCTAGTACAGCTACAACACAAGCTACCAACGCAGCTTCATCAGCCTCAGCAGCATCAACATCTGCTAGTAATGCATCAACTAGTGCTACATCAGCTTCAGGTTCTGCGACAGCAGCAGCAGCTAGTGCGGCAGCAGCGGCTTCTACTTATGATTCTTTTGATGATAGGTATTTAGGTGTTAAAGCCTCTGACCCTACTACAGATAATGATGGTGATGCTTTAGTCCAAGGCATGCTTTACTTTGATTCTGTTAATAGCTTGATGAAAGTTTACGATGGTAGCGGTTGGATTACAACATCATCAGCCACTCTAGCTACTTTAGATGTTTATAAGTTTACAGCCACAGCAAGTCAAACTGTATTTACAGGTACAGATGATGATTCAAATACTTTAGCTATAAAACCTACTGCTGAAATGGTAACTTTAAATGGTATTGTTTTAGAATCAGGCACAGATTATACAGTTACAACTTCTACTTTAACTCTTACAGCAGGTGCTGCATTAGATGACGAAGTTAATGTATATGCCTTTGGTAACTTTGAATTAGCAGACCATTATAATAAAGCAGCTTCTGATGCTAGATATGAGCCTATCGACAGTGCTTATACTAAATCTGAAGCTGATGCTAGATATCTACAGTCAATAGCTTCTAATTCTATCGGTGCTGATGAGCTTAATGTAAGTGGCAACGGTACAGCAGGGCAATACTTAGGTTCAGATGGTGACGGTACTATGACTTGGACATCTATTTCATCCGACCCTACTATGGGCGGTGATTTAAGTGGTACTGCCTCTAATGCTCAAATCGTAGCTAATGCGGTAGGTACTACTGAGATTGCTAATAGTGCTGTTACAGATGCTAAAATTGCAGGAATGAGTTCATCTAAACTATCAGGAGCTTTACCTGCTATTGATGGTTCGGCTCTTACAGGCGTACAACCGTTCCCTAGTGGTACTAAGATGGTATTTGCTCAAGCATCAGCACCTACAGGTTGGACACAAGATACAGCAAATAATGATAAAGCATTAAGAGTTGTTAGTGGTTCGGGTGGTGGTACAGGTGGTACACACGGATTAAGTTCACCACCAAGTACATCACATACGCATACAGGACCTTCACATACTCATAGTACACCTTCTCACTCTCATAGTCATACTTTGAGTGCTGGTGCGCATACATTGAGTACGACTCAGATGCCTAGTCATAGTCACAGTTCTTATTATTGGTCAGGTACTAGTTGGAATACTACTGGCTGTGCAAAACCTCAATCAACTCAAAGTTATTCCAGCGCTAACTGTGGTGTAGGTACAAGTTCTACGGGTGGTGGTTCATCTCACAGTCACTCATTAAGTGGCTCAATTACTTCAGGTGGTTCAGGCACTTCAGGCTCAGGTGGTACAGGTGCTACAAGTTCAGCAGGACCTACAGCATTTGCACCTCAGTATGTAGATGTAATTGTTTGTAGTAAGGATTAATTATGGCTTTAGAAGTAGAATTTTTCTGCCCTCTAGGCTCTGAATGTGAATCAGCGGAAGGCAAGGTTATCAAGCGTTGTGCTTGGTACACTAAGATGGTAGGACTAGACCCAAACACAGGTAAAGAAGTAGATGATTGGGCGTGTGCTATGTCTTGGATGCCTATGCTACAAGTGGAAATGTCTAAGACTAACCGAGGTCAAACAGAAGCCTTAGAGAGTTTTAGAAATGAAACAGTTAAAGGACAAGCAGAGTTTAATGAGATTGTTAAGAAAAGAAATAATATGTTAGGAGAACACTAATGAATGTATGTGTAATAAAACAAGATAACATGGTTTCTGTTGATGGTGAAGGTCTTAACTTTGACTTTACTTTAGCAGACAACATTTGGGCAATTCAGTGGAATGGTACATTAGGACATATTGAGTTTAACGATGGAACACCTAATGAAGAATTAAATGATTTTTCAGATTATCAATACTTGGTTGATGCACACGCTACTGAGAAGCAACGAATTATTAACGCTGAACAATATCGATTAGCAGATGCTGAAGCATCAATGACCTATGCTCATAAAAGAGCAAATGCTTATCCATCAGTAGGCGACCAACTAGATATGATGTATCATGATAAAGTTAATGGTACTACTACTTGGAAAGATGCTATTAATGCAATTAAACAGGAGTTTCCAAAATGAGCAGAGCAAGAAACCTAGCCAATCTATTAAATAGTTCAGGTGATGTAAAATCAGATAGATTAGATAATGTACCAGTATATGCTGATGTATCTGGTTCGTCTTCTGGTTTAATGCCAACAGCTATGAAAAGTAAGCTTGATGCTATTGAGGCAAATGCTACAGCAGACCAAACAGGTGCGGAGATATTAGCATTGTTCTCTAATAGTATCACAGCAGGGCATATTGCTGCAGGTGCAATTGGTGCTTCTGAGCTTGGTGATGCTGTTGTAAATTCTCAGCATTATGCTTCTGGGTCTATTGACAGAGTACATTTAGCTAATGACATTATTGACGGTTCAAAGATTGCTAACGATGTTATTAATAGTGAGCATTACGCTGATAACAGTATTGATGCTCTACACTTAAATGTGTCTGGCAATGGTACTACATCTCAGTATCTACGTTCTGATGGTGATGGGTCTATGTCTTGGGTAACTCCACCAGATACTAATACCACTTACACAGCGGGTACTGGTATGTCGTTATCAGGCACTACTTTCAACTGCAATATAAACACACCTGCTGAAGTAGGTTTGGGTAACTTATCATCTAATGGTAACGCCCTTTCAGGTAGCTTTACAGCCACAGGTAATATCACAGCTTATTCAGACTTACGTTTGAAGAACAACATTGAAGTTATTGATGATGCTTTAGCTAAAGTAATGAGTTTACGTGGTGTAAACTTTGATATGAATGGTGAGCGTTCAACAGGTGTTATTGCTCAGGAGTTAGAACAGGTTCTTCCAGAAGCTGTATTTGATAATGAAGATGGTATGAAGTCGGTAGCTTACGGAAATATTGTAGGCTTACTAATTGAATCTATTAAAGAGCTATCAGCTAAGGTCGAGGAACTGGAGAATAAATAATGGCACTACAATCATCAGGTCCTATTAGCTTAGCTGACATTCAAACTGAGTTTGGTGGGTCTAATCCTATCAGCCTTAGTGAGTATTATGGTAAAGACACAGTACCTAGTTCAGGTGCTATAAGTATTGGTGATTTCTACGGTACTAGTAATGCAATCTTTATGACAGCAACAGGCGGTACTGTCACCACTTCAGGTGATTGGAAAATTCATACCTTTACAGGTTCAAGTACGTTCACTGTCACGTCAGTGGGTAATGCCGCTGGTTCAAATAGTGTTGAATATCTAGTTGTCGCAGGTGGCGGTGGCGGCGCTGGTCACTACGGTGGTGGCGGTGGTGCTGGTGGCTATAGAACAGCCACAGGTCTGTCTATTGCAGTACAGGGCTACACTGTTACAATCGGTGGCGGTGGTTCGGGCGGTGGTTTGCGTAATTATGAAGGCGCACCAGGTTCTGCTGGTAGTAGTTCTGTTTTTAGTAGTATTACATCAACTGGTGGTGGTCGAGGCGCTCCTAGAAGTCGAGACTCATTACCATCGGGGTCTGGTGGCTCAGGTGGTGGTGGTGGTAATAGCAACACAAGTAACCGTCCAGGTGGTGCTGGCATAGCTGGACAAGGTAATAATGGTGGTAATGGTTACAATAATTTAGGCGAATCAGGTGGCGGTGGCGGCGGTGGTGCTGGTGCTACGGGCAACGCTGGTGGTTATAGAGTAGGAGGCGTAGGTGGTAATGGCTCAGCTTCATCAATCACAGGTTCATCTGTAACAAGAGGTGGCGGTGGTGGCGGTGGTGCAGTGTATAACAGAGCTGCTGGTGGTACTGGTGGCGGTGGTGCTGGTGGTTACTCTGGTACTAACAACACAGGTGGTGGTGGTGGTGGTGGTCCATCGGCTCAACCCGGTGGTCGAGGTGGCTCAGGTATCGTTATTATTAGATACAAGTTCCAATAGGAGATTATATGGCACATTTTGCACAAATAGAAAACAACCTAGTAACTCAAGTAATAGTTGTAGATAACAGCGACATTCTTGATGAACAAGGAAACGAATCAGAAGTTGTAGGTACTCAATTCTGTACTGACCTATTAGGCGGCACTTGGGTACAAACCTCTTACAACGGTAATATGAGAAAGAACTACGCAGGTATTGGTGATACTTATGATACTACTAGAGATGCTTTCATAGCACCTTCACCTTTTCCTTCTTGGGTATTAGATGAAACTACTTGTAGATATGAAGCACCAATACCTTATCCCGAAGTTGCTGCTGATAGTTTAGATGTGTATGTTTGGGACGAGCCAACGATTAATTGGATTAAGGTAGAAGTTTTATAATGGAAATATCAGACATCTTTTTAACGCTAATAGGGCTTATCATAGCTATGCTAGGTTGGTTTATGAGCAGATTAGCTGATAAAGTATCTAGGCTTGATGATACTCTTAATAGTTGTCAAAGCACTATGCCTCTTAATTATGTACTTAAAGATGATTATAAGACTGACATCTCTGAATTTAAAGAACAGCTTAGTAGTCAGAGTAAGAAGATAGACCAGATATGGAAATCTATAAGAGTTAAAGAATAAGAGGGGGAGAGTAATGGCAAGAACTAATCAAACAGCAAGAGACAGTAAAGGACGCTACGTTAAGCTAACTGTTCTTAATAAAATTAAAGCAGCCTGTGGTGTATTTAGCGCTAAGTTAGATAAGTGGTTGAAGTCTTGTGATTAGTTTACTGACTAACGTCTTACCAATCGCTTTCGGCTTCTTAATGAAGTTGTTTGCTCTTAACCAACAAGCCAAGCATGAACAGCATACACAGATGCTAGATGCTTTTGCTGCTCGTTCTCAGTCTATCCAAGATGCTAGGGAACAGTCTAATAAAGAAAGCCCTATGGCTGCTTTAAACAGACGTGTTATTATCTTTGTAATACTTGGCTTAGTTATATTTACTCAAGTAGCACCTGTATTGCTTGATGTTCCAACTGTTGTACCAACTGTACAAAAAGGTATTTCCTTCTTAGGGTTTGATATTACTTCAGATAAAGTTGAGTATGTAACTGTAGAAGGCTTGCTTAAACTAGATGAAGTATTTAAGTGGGCTAGTATGATAATTGAGTTTTACTTCGGCGCACAACTAGCTAAAGGTAAATAATATGAACACTAAACTAATAACTTGTTCAATAGTCGCTGTTCTTGGACTTCAAGTACACGCTGTAGACAACACTAATACAAACACTACGACTAACACAAGTACATCAACTAATACTTCAACTAGTACAGTTAATAGTACAAGTACCTCAACTAACAACACTACATCTAATTCTACAGTTGACTATAAGAATCAACCTGTTGGTGGTGCTAGAGCGCCTAGCGTATCTGTATCTAATAGTGATGTATGTGTAAGTGGTGTAAGTGGCGGTATGCAATCTAACGTAGTAGGAGTATCTTTTGGCTCAACTGTTGTTGATGCTAATTGTGAGCGTATTAAGTTAAGTAGAGAGTTACGTAAAGGTGGTATGAAAGTTGCTTCGGTAGCTTTGTTATGTCAAGACCCTAGAGTCTTTCAAGCAATGATTCAATCAGGAACACCTTGCCCTGCTAAAGGTAAGATAGGTAAAGAAGCCGCAGGTTACTGGAATAGTTATCCTGAACTAAGACCTGACTTTATTGAGTACAGAGCTAATCTACAGATACTGATTGACGCAGGTTATATTAACGAAGATGGTTCATTAGTTACAGAGGAGCAGCGTGAAAAGATTGGCTTTAAGTCTAGCACTCATAACTGGAATAGCGGTAGCTAAAACTACTGATAATTTATTAAATAGCAACCCTAAAGATGGGTTCTTAAATGGCGCATATGATTTCCCTAATATACATAACCATAGTGACAACGACCCAATAATCTTTACTGGTAACCCTAATACTGTATTTGATGCTCAACAGACAATAACAATAGAAGAGTTTAACCTAGTGTCTATTAATTATGGTTTAGAGTATTTATCTCAGTATAGTGGGTATGTAACATTAAAGGCAGACTTCTTTGATAACAATGGTGGGTTTTTAGATAATGATGGTGGAACATATACAATTACTTCAGGCTCGTGGCAAAGCCTGTCAAATGTATATGACAATACTGATTACATTAACGACATATTTTCAATTACTTTAACTATAGGCGGTGTTAGCGATAGAGGCGGAACAGACGATATACAGTTAAGAAACGCTTACGTTACTTATGACTACTCAGAAATACCGTTAGAAGAGATACTAGTAGATACTTCTTTAGATGAATTGATTATGAATTTAATTGAGGATGGTGCTACAGTAGAGCTGATTGATGAGTTAGTTGATAATACTGAACTTGCTCAAGATAATAAAGAGTTGATTGAAGACATTGAACAAGTCATTGTAGAAATAGAAGATGAACAAGAAGAAGTAAACGAAGAGGTTTCAGAAGAAGAGTCTAATGAAGAATCAACGGAGAGTGACAATGAACAAAGTGATACAGAAGAGTCTAACGAAAGTAGTGATAGCAGCAACAGTAATGATGGTAGTAGCTTTAATGCTGACACAAGTAGTAGTGTATCAACATCAAGCGATGGGGCTTTAGAAATCTTAGAGTTAGTTAATAGTGTTACTGGTAATTCGTTTGAACAAGTAGGTATAACTGAAGTACTAGACTTTGAGTCTTATACGCAAGTTAGTATGCAAGACGTAATACAGCTAGAAGAGAATGAGGATTTCTATCAGAACCAAGCATTCTATAAAGATGTAGGAATGACAGACAGTAGTATATTTAAAGGGTATGATAAACTTAAACTAAAGGATGGTGAGTGGTATGGAAGCAATAATCAATTTTATTAAAGAAGCTTTAGCAGGTAAGAAAATGTCTGCTGAGTGGATTGTTACATTAGGAATAGCCATTGGTGGTTTAGTATGGGCAGGAACACTTGCTATGCAAACTTATAATACTGTATTAGCAGATATTGAAGCCTTAAAGGCAGACTCACACGCAGCAGTAGCAATGTATGATGACACAAGTATTACAAATAAAGTGTCTGAAAACAAAGACAATCTTGCTCAACTTAAAACAGATATCTCTGCTTTAAATGTTAAGATTGATAATATAACGCGTGATGTAGATAGAAACAGAAACGCTGTAACTTCAACAGGAAACCCATTAAGCTTATGATAGATAAAATCAGTAAATGTACGATTGTATTCGCAGTCGGTGTAACTTTGTCATTAGCGTCTGTAGCGTTTATGAACCAGTTTATGCAAATGCCTCAACAAATGATGATGGGATCAATGCAAATGATGAATCAACCACAATCATGTAATTGTAGTTGTCCACTACCTAAATAATAAAGGAGAAATAAGATGTTAAAATATGATATACCTCAAAAGCAAGTTAAGAAACCAGTTAAGAAAAAAGCCCCTGCTAAGAAAAAAGCTTCTAAGTAGTTGATTTATATAGATTAATTGTATTATAATGTGCCTAAACGGAGAACCTTATGACCTTTAGAGAACTTATTAATGAAGTCCTAATCAGGTTGAGAGAAGACACCATTGCTACCGACTGGTCGGGTAATATCAATGATAGCACTACAGTAACTGATTATCAGAAAGTTATTGGCTCACTGATTAACGATTCAAAACGTAATATAGAATCTTACCACGACTGGTTGATCTTGCGCGAAACTGTAAATATTTCTACAGTATCTGGCACTAGAAATTATAATTTAAACTCTGGTCAAGAGATTAAGATACTAGATGTTGTTGATCAAACTGATGGCCAGCGGTTATCACAAGTATCAAGAATTTTGATGAACTCTTTTAGGTATCCTTCTAGTAATAATGGAGACCCTATTTATTATTCATTTAATGGTGTAGACTCATCTAACAATTTAAAAGTTGATTTAGAGCCTATTCCAGACTCTGTTCGTACACTTTCTTTTGATATGTTGAAATACCAAGATACCCTAAAGCTTGCATCAACATCAATTAAGATTCCAGAGAAGGCTGTTATTATTGGCGCATGGATGAGAGCTGTTTCTGAAAGAGGTGAAGATGGTGGTACACAATCTACTGTAATTGCAATGGAATACAAAGAGATTCTTAATCAAGCTATTATGCTAGATAGTGGTAATACTCAATATGAATCTGACTGGTTTGTTGAATAATGGCTAAGAGGCTATCATATAAGCCGTTAAATAACATTGGTATCAATGGGCTTAACACGCAAGCAAATCCTACTACACTAGATGTTAGTTGGCTGACTAACGCAGACAATATAGTTTTGAGAGAATCTGGCCGTATATCATTTAGAAAAGGATTTAAGCAAAATATTTTAGCAAATACAGATGGTGCTGCATCCGCTCCTTTAAAAATAGGCTCTATTGGTGAAACAGACTCTGGAACTATTGTTGCGGCTGTTGGTACAAATATGTACACTGTTGATTTTACGACTCCTGACACTCCTTGGACTAATGTTCATGCTGTTGTAGGTGGAACGGATTCTGATTGGCAGATGGTTTCTTTGAGAGATGAATTGTATTGCGTTCAAGCTGCTCATGAGATGATGGAGTACGATGCGGGAGTATGGACTCCTATCAGCTCTACTAGTGGATATAACGCTACCGCAGCTGCTCTTATTACTACAATGAATCCTAGTTGCGGTATGTCATTTTACGGAAGAATGTGGGTAGGTGGTTGTGCAGAAGATAAAGGAACTCTTCTGTATTCAGATACATTAAACGCTCATAAGTGGGGATCAGGTGCTGCTGGTTTTATTGATTTACATACGGTATGGGATAGTGACGAGATTGTTGCTATAGCTCCTTTCTACGGAAAAATAGTTATTTTTGGAAGGCATAATATTGTTCTTTACAATGGTCCTTCTGAACCAACTACAATGTCTTTAGATGAAGTTATTCGTGGCGTTGGTTGTATATCAAGAGATTCTGTTGTTGCGGTAGGCGATGATTTAATGTTTATGTCTGATACAGGACTACGCTCATTGCTAAGAACTACTGAAAAAGATAAGCTTCCATTAACAGATTTATCTTTAAACGTTAAAGACACTATTGTTAGAAACATAGCTAGTAGTAATGTTATTAAATCATGTTATGTAGAAAGTGAAGGTGTATTAGTTGTAAGTTTTGTTAATTTAAAAATTACGTATGTCTTTGACATGAAGCATCAGACACCTAATCAAGCACCTAGAATTACAAACTGGGTATCAACAGGTTTGTACAATCCATCTTCAATGAGATATACAGCTAGTAAAGGATTTTTAATTGGTCAAAATGCTGGGTCTATTGCTACTTATGAGGGATATTACGATAAAACCTATGTAAGTGGTGGCTCTTATGTTTCAAACCCTTATAATGGAAAATTTAAGACTGTATGGATTGATTTAGGTGATTCGGTTGTAGCATCTCTTTTAAAGAAACTTAAAGCTGTCATTAGTGGCGGAGCTGGAACACAAGTAGGACTTCAATGGTATAAAGACTTTAATGTAACACCATCTCGTTCTCTTGGTTTTACACTTAACCCTACATCAACTGGAACACCTAGCTTATGGGGTGATTCTACATCATTATTTGGCAATTCTAAATATGCCCCTATTTATGGATTAAGAGAATACAATGTACCTTTATCAGGAAGCGCTAAGTTTTTACAACTTGAAATGAGCGCTGAAACAGCAGGATATACAGCTGCTTTACAAGATTTAACACTATTATATAAAGAAGGAAAAATACGATGAGCAATTATACTATTGCAGTTCCATGGTCTGGCAAAGACGCTTTATCGGATTCAGATCCAGCCAAAGTTATTTCAGGCTCAGACTTTAATACTGAATTTACAACTGTACAAACAGCAGTTAATTCTAAAGCAGATATTAACGGTTCAGCTACAGAATCATTTAGCGCAACCACAGCTTCTGCTGGTACAAACACTACGCAGGTGGCTACTACTGCTTTTGTTAAAACCGCTATTGATGCTATACCTTCATCTTATCCTGTAGGATCTATATTTATAACAGTTACTAACTATGCTGATTCAGCCGCTGTTGTAGCTGCTATAGGAGGAACTACTTGGATTGCTTTTGCAGCAGGTAAGATGTTAGTAGGTTTTGACTCAGGAGACACTGATTTTGACACTGCAGAGGAAACTGGTGGTTCTAAGACGCATACATTAACTGAAGATGAAATGCCGTCTCATCATCACGACCTAATGTTAGGTGGTGCTTCTTCTGGACCTAGAACACACATTTCAGTAGATACATTTAATGATGGTCATAGTTATTCAGGTAGTAACGGAGAGGCTACTGAAAATGCAGGTAGTGGTGACGCTCATAATAACCTACCTCCTTACATAGTAACTTATATGTGGAAGAGAACAGCTTAAAATGGCAACTGCTTGGGAAAATTTAATGTCTAACGCTTCTAGTAACAGATTGCTAGATCAAGATGGTATGTTTAGACAGAATCAGTATTATAGACGTTGGCTTGATAGTCAACAAGCTGTTAATCCTAGACTGTCTGCTGCTATTAATATTGGTAGTAATGTTGCTAATGGTAATTATGATTCTTTAACTAGCACACCTCCTGTTTCAGGATTATCTAAAAGAGAACAAGAAGTTCAAAACTATTACGACTACTGGAAAGATGATGGTATTAGTGGTAGAGATTTAATGCAAGTTGGTGGATTTCTTAGTGGAATGCCTGTAACTTCACTTACTGATTATGCTATGGGTAAAAACCCAGCAGGAGATATTGGGTCTTACTTAGGATCTTCTATATTAGGTAGTCAAGCTGGTTCTTTGCAAGAAGCTATTGCGCTATCTAATGTTGGTGGAATTGCTGGTCAAGAAATTGGTACGGCTATTAGTCCAGGCCAATGGACCGCACAATCTGGTAGCTTAGGAACAAATGTTGCTAAAGCTTTAGGCTTTCAAGAAGGAACGCGCGAATTTGATGAAGCAAGAAACGTAGGTATGAATTTTATTGCTGACGAATTAAGATCAGGAAAAAGTATTCAAGATATTGTAAAAGAAGCTGACGAATCTGTTAAAAATTATAAAGATGTAGAATATACAGGCCCTATTGAAGTTGAAGAAAAATCAACTGGATATGGTATGCAAGCTCCAGGAGAAGCAGTAGCAACGAATTACAGAGGAAATATATTTGAAATAACTCAAGAGCCTACAACAGTAAATGATTTTGCTGGAATGTTTGGTGGTATTAGCAACTCTATTAGTAATTATTTTGGCGGTAGTGATGGTTATGGAGGTATAGACACTTCTGAAGGCACTATGGCTGGAGATTATTATGAAGGCGGGTTCTCTAAAGAGGATATGGACTTTGCTACAAGTTTTGATGGAAATAACGATAATACAGGTGGTGGATATACTGCTGCCGATGAACAAAGTGTTGCCGATGAAGTCGGTGTATCAGATTATTAAGGAG